CCTCAAGATAAGTTGATTGAGGATGCTCAGGCTGTTTCTGCTTTGGCTGGCTCTGGTGGTTTAATGGGGACTACTGATGCTACGCGAGGAGCTACACCTTTCTTGCGTCCAGCTTTAAAATATAAAGACAAGCTGTATAAGGGTAAGGAAGGTCAACAGCATTTAGATGTATTGCCTGCTGATTTATATCCTACATTCCAAAAGCAAGCTATGGCTGGTGAGGATATCAGTAACTTCAATTTTGGCTTTGTTAACGATAAGGGTCAATTTCTCTCCAGAGAGAAGGCGCTAGAATATGGCATTAACACTGGCCTTATTGATCCTGCTGCTGGCAAGTTTGGCGCGTTAACGTCAACATTGATGGCTGATAGTAGTAAGCCGGGGGTAGCAATAGAAGCAACTGCTAAAGCTAACACTAAAACACCAGAATTTAAAAATTGGTTTGGCGATAGTAAAGTTGTAGATAAAGCTGGCGAACCTATTACAGTTTATCATGGCACTAATCAGCCTATTGAGCAATTTGATTTAGCTAGAGGAGGCGCAGCTACTGGTGATAACGCTGGGGCTAAGAAAGCTTTCTTCTTTACTGATAGTAAAGAAGTGGCTGGGCAGTATGCTACTAATGCTGGAGAACGTGTTGTTTCCAACATTGCTAAGTTTGAAAAAGAGCAAGCGTTTTTAAAAAAAGAAGTAGATCGCTTAGAGAAGGTAGCTCAAAAAACTGGAAATTGGGGACCTTATGAAAAAGCAATGTCTAAATGGGAAGATTTAGAAATAGGAGCTACCAGAGAAGCTTCTGACGTTGGAGCAAATATAGTAGACACTCATTTGTCTATTAAAAATCCTATGGAAGTTGATTTTAAAGGTGGACGTCTTACTGCTGCTAAGGATATTGACGCATTAATAGATAAAGCCAAAGCTAAAGGACATGACGGTTTAATTTTAAAAAATTTAGAAGATAGCCCTAAAATGGGTATTGTTTCTAATCAGTATGTTGCTTTCGAGCCAACTCAAATTAAGTCAGCTAGTAAAAATAGTGGTAAGTTTGATCCTAAAAATCCGAGCATTTTTATGGCTGATAGTTCTAAGCCGGGTACTGCTATTGAGGCTGTTGGAAAAGTTTATCCATTAGCTAAGCCTGCTGACAGGTGGACCAATACTTTAGGCCAGAATGATAACTTAATTCAAAATATGGCTCCAGATGACTTCTTGAGCAAAAGTAGACCTTTAAAAATTGATGCTGAGAGCAGAGAAACCATCGATGGATTAAAGACGCACATTAAAGAAGGAAAGCCACTTGATCCATTAGAATTGCATGCTAATGGTAAAGAAGATGGAAGGCATAGAGCCATTGCGGCTAAAGAACTTGGTATTAAAGAAGTACCAGTTTTAAATTTTCGTCCTGTTGAAAAAGCTCCTCAATTCTATTCGGCTGTAGAGCATAACGTAGGTGCTATTCCTCAAGCTAAAATGAGTGGTGATCAATGGCTAGCTACGCTTAGCAATAAGCCGGGAGTTAAGCCTGAGGAAATGCAGTGGACAGGGTTAGCTGACTTTCTTGCTGAGAATAAGGGTAAGCCTGTTACTAAACAGCAGATTGAGGAACATTTGGCTAGTAATAAGGTGGAGTTGAAGGAGGTTAGTAAGGGTAAGGGAGAGCTAGATAAAGCAGTAAAAGCTTTTGAAAGCGAGACTGTTAACGGTGTGATTGTTAATGGAGAAAAAGTATACTCTAACGAAATTATGCCTTGGTTGCTCAATGGTGATTTAAAAGTTTCTGAGTTGCCTACAGCTTTACAGCCGTTAGCTAAAAATATTTTAAGAGAACATGGTAATGTAGAGCCAACCAAATATCATTCCTATCAGCTTCCCGGTGGTGAAAACTATAGGGAAGTGTTGATGACGTTGCCTGATAAAAACCCTTTGGTTAAGCTCAACGCTGAATATAAAGCTTTGTCAGATGAATTTTTAAAAAATAAAATTCTTACTCCAGAGAAGCAAGCTAGATGGGCTGAAGTTGAAACTGAGATAGGTAAGCTCAGGAAAGAAGGCATTGATACGGATGCTGGTAAATACCGTTCCTCTCATTGGGATGAACCAAACATTCTAGCTCATGTTAGAATGAATGATAGGACTATTGACGGTAAGAAGTCTTTGCATGTTGAGGAGATACAGAGCGATTGGCATCAGCAGGGTAGGGATAAGGGGTATAAAGTACCTTATAAATTAGATGAATTAAAAATGGCGTCTACTGCTGAAATGTCTGATCCTCAAAGATTTTGGTATGTTAAAGCTCCAGATAATGTATTTCAAATTCCTAAAGTTAAAGCTCCTACGTTTGAAGATGCTAAAAATTATATTGTAAATGAAAAAACTAAAGGTGGCGGAACTGTACCAGATGCACCATTTAAAAAGACTTGGCACGAATTAGCATTAAAGAAAATGCTCAGGGAAGCTGCTGAGAAAGGTTATGATAGACTTAGCTGGACCCCCGGTGAGGCTCAGGCGGCTAGGTATGATTTGAGTAAGAAGATTGATACTGTTAATGTTATACCGTCTGAAGGCAGCATTAGTGTTACTTTAAATGCTAGGTCAGGTGTTCATGGCTCTGCTGATGTTGATAAAGCTGGTAAAATTCTAAAAGGATATGACAGCTTTAAAGGAGGCGAAGGAAAAAGCTTATCTGATTTTGTGGGCAAAGAACTGTCTGAAAAGATTTTAAATAAAGCTAGTAATCAGCCTAAGCGTCCTGATAAATTACCTGAAGGCTATGAGCTAATTAAGGATAGTGATAAATGGGGTGTAACTCCTCCCGGCCAAGTTCACGCTCGTTCTATGGTCGGAATGCATCAATCTAAAGATGAAGCTATAAGACAGGCTATCAATCATATCCACTCTGAGCAAGTACAAAAAAGTCATGTGTTAGAAAATGTAGACTTGCGTATTGGTGGTGAAGGCATGAAAGGCTTTTACGATCAAATGATACCTAAGGCTTTAGAGAAGCTTGGTAAGGAGCATGGGGTTAAGGTTAAGAAGGATTTTTTACAGTCTCCTAAAGATATTCAAATTACATCTTATGGAAAAAACGATGAATTGTTTGCTGTATACACAGGCTTAGATAAAATTGAGAAGAATGGTTTTACTTCTAAAAAAGCCGCTGAGAAATGGGCTAAGGAAAATATAAAAGGTAGTGAGCCAGTTTTCTACATAGACCTTCCACAATCTTTAAAAGATCAAGCCTTGCAAAAAGGCTTTCCCTTATTTAGTGCTGGCGGCTACATGTTGCTTCCCGTACAGCACAATCCCTTTGAGGAAAAATGAGTAAATTAAAAATTGTAGACCCTGCTACATTCATTATTGAAAAGACCGCTGGCGAAATGGCTGGTGTATTTTACGATAGTGCTAGAAGCTCTGATATGAAAAAGATTAAGCTTCAGGGTGAAGTTATCAATCTTTTAAAATATAAACGTACTAGAGACTTTGCTAGAGCGCATTTTGAAAAATTTATCCCTGCTGCTGTACATGCTTTAATTGAAGTTATGTCTAAGCCTACTTGTTCTGCTGAGAATAAAGAAATCATTTATCAAGCTTTGATGGAGCGCGTAAATGACCCCGGTCTAGACTTGCTGGGCAAACAAGCCGGTTTACCTGAGTACGAGAACACAATACTTTACAAAGCTGATACTGAAAAGCCTAAGCCTGTAATTATTAATACACCTAAAATCAATTTTGATTTTGATAGCAAGAGGGTGAAGTGATGGCTCATAAGAAAAATCGTATGGCTGTTGAAGGGCTGAAGTCTAGCACTAAAAAAACTAAGCCTATCCCGGTCAAGATTGTCAGTGAAGGTCCTAGCACAACCTACGCTAAAGAGGATCAGAAATGGCGGGCTGAGGATGACTTGCGCGCATTGCAGCGAGCTAGAGAAATTGAAAGTGACAAATCAAGGATGAAAGCTGCTAAAGCTGTTGCTAAAGAGCAGTTGAATACTTTAAAAAAGTGTTTGTAAAATGAATTACGGTGGAAAAGAGCTAAGCGAGCATTCCCTTTGGGACTTGGGATTGATTTTAAAAACTTTGCATGACGCTGAGGCTAAGCGGGAACAGGCCAGCAAGCATAAAAAATTTGACATGAACAATAAAGACAATGTAGGAAAGTTACCTCCTCCTAATCCAAATTTCGTAATTTTAAAAAATGCAGTTGAATTAGAAATTAGAAAGAAACAGGACAATGCTTAAACAATTAATGAACGGTTCCTCTTGGCTGGCTCTGCGAGATGGCACCAATGATGATGGTGTTGTAGACCCCAAGGTTGCATTACGCGCTCAAATCGCTAAGGGTAATTTGCCTGAAGGCCAAACTAATAAGGAAGAAGGTGGTGGGAAAGACGCTGACGATAAATCAGATAACGAAGGGGACGATGACGACGAAAACGAAGAAAGCGATGATGAAGGAGACGAAAACGAAGAAGAAGGCGAAGAAAAAGTAGAGCTTACTGCTGAGCAAAAAGCTGAAAAAGAAAAGCAGGAGCGAATTGCTGCTAAGGCAAAGCGCAAAGAGGACCGCGTACAGAAGCGCTTTAATGATTTGACTGCTAAGGCTAATGCGGCTGAAGCTGAAGTAGCTAGGCTTAAGGCTCAACTTGACGCTGATCCTGATAAGAAGCTTACTGCCGAAGAAGTTAAAACTATGGCTGCTGAATTAGCTAAACAGCAGATAGCCGATAAAGAATTAGAAGAAGTTAAAGCTAAATTTCAGAAAGATTGTGATAAGCTTCAAGCTGCTGCTAATAAGCTAGATACAGAGTTTGACAATAAGATTAATGACATTGCTACGGATGTTGGGCCTATTCCGTCTTTCATGATTGGTATTCTAACTGATCTGGAAAATGGAGCTGAGGTTCTAGTTACCATTGCTAATGACGATGAGTTAGCAGACAAAATTTATAAATTAAGTCCCGCCAAAATGACAAAGGAGTTAGTTGACATTTCAAACAAATTAGAAGCTGACAAGAAGAAGCCTAAGAAACAAATTTCTAAAGTTCCTGATCCTGTAGAGCCAGTTAAAGGAAGCAGGGCTAGCAACTCTTTGACTATTACTGAAGCTGATACTAAGGATATGGCAACGTATACCCGTAAACGTCAAGCTCAAATGTTGGAGCAGCGTAAGGCTCGTGGTTTCTAATCACTGTGCGACCAGCTGTTAAGTGTGGGCATTTTTACAAGTGCCCACACTTTTCTATTGCCAACTCAAAAATTTTAAATTACGTCTGCTGTACAAGCGTTTCTCGGTTTCGCTTTGACAAACCCCGTATGAGCTTCCCCGCCTTGGTCCGGCAAATGGCCATTGATTGCTTGTTAAAATGCAGCCTCAAGCATCTGCACTTTCAAAACATCCAATCAATTTTTAATGGCCTATGGGGCCGGGAGCTTATTACAATGGCTAACACTTATCTCACTATCTATATGATTACTGCTGAAGCAGTAATGCTGTTTAAGAATAGTAACCTGTTCATTATGAACATGGATACTCAGTATGATGATCAGTTCGCGGTTGATGGTGCCAAGATTGGTGACACTCTCCGTATTCGTCTGCCGTCTGACTTTATTGTCACTGATGGTCCTGCTATGCAGCTTCAGGACAATACGCAGCAGTTTACGTCTCTGACTGTTTCCAGCCAGAAGAACGTTGCTACGCCGTATACGACTGCTGAGCGTACCATGAGCATTGACCGTTACTCTGAGCTGGTTATGGCTCCGATGGTTAGCGCTCTTTGCGGTAAGGTTGCTTCTACCATTATGCGCGGCTCTGAAGGTGGCGTTTGTAACCTGATCAGCAACGTTGATGGTGGCGGCGTTATCATCTCCCCGACCATGGATCAGTTCACGGGAGCTAACGCTATCCTTGACGATCAGGGCGCTACCATGATGGACCGCCGCTGCGTACAGGACCCGACTTCGGACAGCCGCACTGTCGGTTCGCTCGCTGGCTTGCTTAATCCCGCTACGGATATCTCTGCTCAGTTCCGAAGTGGTATGATGAAGTCAGGTTTGGGTTATGATCGTTTCTTCCGCGATCAGACTGTGATTAAGCATACTACTGGTACGTTCTCTGCTGGTGGTACTGTTAACCTTGGCGGTCAGTCTACCTCTACCAGCGGTGGTAACATCAACGTTAACGCCATCACTGGCACTCTGCGTAAGGGTGACATTGTTACCTTTGCTGGTGTGAACGCGGTTAACCGCATCACTAAGGAAAGCCTTGGTACCCTGCGCCAGTTCGTTGTGACTGCTGACGTTGTTACTACTGCTACTGTCATTCCGATTTACCCCGGTATGATTGGTCCGGTTGGTGGCTTGGTTGGTGGTGCTGATCAGCAGTACCAGACTGTTGACGCGCTCCCGCTCAATGGTGCTGCAATGGTTCTGGCTACCCCAGCTGGCTCTGTGTATCGCAAGTCTCTTGCCTACACTCAGAAGGCCGTTACCATGGCTTCTGCTGACTTGGTTATGCCCAAGAAGGCAGTTGAAGAAGCTGCGCGCACCAGCTTTGATGGTGTGTCTATGCGTATGCTCACTGACTATCTCCCTCAGACTGACCAGTTGGCTACCCGCTTAGACGTTCTGTTCGGGTTTAAGTACATTCGCCCGGAATGGCTCTGCGTTGTGGCTGATAGGGTTTAACCCAAATTAAGAAATTAAAGGCTGGTGTAAAAGCCAGCCTTTAATATATGTGTAACCAAAAATAGGAAAATTAAAATGTCCCTTACTGCGTTTCCCGAACCTAAAGATTTAGAAGTTGATTTTATTAACCGTACTGGTGATAGCCGTCCTAAGTCCTTTGTTGAGCATGGTGTTGCTAATCCGCATCCCGGCTTTGGCAAAGACAGCAATATTGGTAATGAATTTGGCCATACCAAGTTCCCAATGTGGGTAGACAGCAAAATTGCTAAAGAGCGCATCATTGTAAATAATGAGATGGAATTAGCTCAACATACTGCTGAGCCTGTTGAAGCTCCGGTTACTGACACTACTGCTAGGTCTGCTGACAAGCTCCAGACTGGTGGACCTACTCTGGAAACTTGGCTAGCTGATGGCTACAAAGCCAAGGACTACCCGCCCAAGGGCTATGCTTCAAATAGTTCTGAAGAAAAAATTAAAGCTGCTATTGAAGCTGAAAAATAATGCCCACAACTACA